GCTGTTCATACAGACGCGGTTATTGCCGCATATCAAGCATCTTTAACAGAGGTATAAGACAATGGCAGTAACTTGGACAGTAGTACAACTAGAAAGAAACGCAAGTGACGATGGTGTAATCGTTGCACATTGGCGTGTATCAGACTCAGAAGAAGTAGGAACTGGCGATGACGCAGTAACTCATTATGGTAGTTCCTATGGAACCTCTGGCTTCAGCCCAGACCCAGATGCAGATGGCTTTGTGGCTTTTGCAGACATTGAAGAAGCAACCGCTATTCAGTGGTGTAAGGACTCAATGGGCGAAGAAGCTGTAACGTCAATAGAAGAATCTATTGCCTCACAGATTGCAGAGTCAAAGACTCCTTCTGTTGTAGCCGAGGTTCCTTGGTAATGCACCTGATTCTTAAATCACTCAAAAGCAAAACAGTACAGTTCAGTATCGCGCTGGCAGTGCTGTCTATCTTGCAAGGCTATGTCGGGTTCTTACCTGTTAGCCCCGCAGGTCAGGCAGCTGTCGGCTGCATCATCGCAAGCTGCGTAACTGTTCTGCGGTTTGTGACAACTATGCCAATTTCGGCAAAATAACTAAAGTTAGGAGAACATGATGACTGAAGAAAACAAAAGCAATGTAATAAACATCAACGGTACTGATTTTACTAGTGACCAGTTGGACGATAAGCAAAAATACTTTATTGCACAAATCCAAGACCTTCAAGGTAAAGCCCAAAACTTTCAATTTCAGCTAGACCAAGTAAGCGTAGCTAAAGACCAGTTCACTAACGCTTTAATTGAGTCACTTAACGAAAACAACGATGAGGAAGCCGAGGTAATCAATGAGTGATAAAGGCGTTGTAATCCCCACCTGGGCCATTCCGCTGGTAGTCTCGTTGTTTGTTGGTGCTATTTCTTATGGCGCTGCACAGGCTAATGCTGAGACTACTTCTAAGGAAGTTAAGCGTATTGAAGTAATTGTTAAAGAGACAGCTAAGAAGGCGCAGGAAAACGGTCAGGCTCAAGCTGTAACGGAGACGAAAGTTGACGCAATCGTAGAGTCATTGGCTCGTCAAGAGAAAATCCAAGAAAAGACTAACGATCAAATTTCTGCGTTAGTACAGGCTTTGTTGGCTAAATAATGAGAATGGTCTTTGCTCTTTTATTCTTTATTAATAGCGAGGTTGATGAGAGCAAGACCAGATACTACGCAAACAAACACGCATGTGTGTATATGTGTCAAGAACTTTCACGACCTTCACGAAAGTATGAAACGATTGACTGTATTTGCAAAGTAACGTGGGTGGACAATTCGACACGAGTTATAAAATGAAGACGTTTGTTTTTGTTCTCATGATACAAACAATTAACAATAATTATGTTGAATCGGCTGAAGAGTTTGCTTTCTTCCGTGATCTTAACAGATGCATTTACTTTTCTGAGTTAATAGCAAAGCAAATAAGATTTAACGAACACCTACCTATAACTTCCTACTGTGTTACGAAGTGGGTAGACCCCAAAGAAACGGTAATTTTTGAATGAGTAACTTTGACTGGAAAGACAAGGAAGAATGGAAAGCTTTAATTTTTACAATTATTTTTTTTGGCATTGCATTTAGCAGTTTGCTTTTTTACTAAGTTTATAACACATAAGAGAAAAACATGGCTACATTCACTTTTCAAAATAACGACGGCCCTTATCCGCTATTTCCAACAACCGTCACACCAACAAGTTTTGAAATAAGGCACAGACGAACAACCCTGGTTGCTGATGGGCGGTCTATGCGGAGACAGTCTAGGTCGGTTGGCGGTGTTCGGATAGAAGGTACTTTTAGATTTCCACCTTTACCAACACAAGAATACGCAGAAGTTATGGCGTTTTTTAGACAACTGGATGGTCGTAGTACTATCTTTGCTATAAGAATACCTAGTTTACGAAGCGACAACGCTACTGATTCAACGCTTAGGATTGGTGAATACTATAATAGGAGTTCTACAAGCAGCTCAGTGGCTAATCAGCTAGTACAGTACGTTGGCTTGTCGGGTTCAACTATTATATCTGATCCCCCTTCTCGTGACGCCGGGACGGTCTCTTTGCGTACACACGCTCAACAACTACCGACCTTACGGTGTTCTTTAGCCACTGACGCTCCGAGTGTTGAATATAGCGATGACGGTTTTGTAAGAATTTCATTAGATGTTGTCGAGAGGTGGTAATAATGAATACTACAAAAGACTTAGCTATTGAATGGCTAAAGCAAGACGAAGGCTTAGTACTTCATCCGTATTTATGTACAGCAAATAAAACAAGTATTGGCTATGGCCGCAACCTAGAAGATTGTGGTATTACCCAAGACGAAGCTGAGTTAATGCTTAAAAATGACTACGACACAGCGCGTGTTGACGCTATCAGCTATCTTGGGGCTGATTTATACATTTCACTTACAGATACACAACAAGCCGTAATAGTTTGTATGGCCTTTAACTTGGGTCTTACCCGGTTACGCAAGTTTGTAAAACTCAAAGAGGCGTTAGTTGCTCATGACTATGAAGAAGCTTCTCAACAGATGCTAGATTCTAAGTGGTCAGACCAGGTAGGAGCTAGAAGTGTGCGGTTAGCTAATTTTATGTTGGATAATAATAGGTAATACCTATATACTCATAACACTGTTAGCGTGAGATCAATATGACACTAGACGAATACATTCAACAACACGGCAACCTAACCCAGTTTTTGTTAACTTTAAAGTTAATAGCTGAAACTGGAGACACAGCTACCGTTGTTGAAATTATTGATACATTGTTTATTGATCATTTAGAGTATTTGGAAGGAGACTCGCGTCTTGAGACAGAGTTTTTCTTGAGCGCAATGTAATGGATTACGCAACTAATGATTATTGTGAATTCTATCTCCACTCGCCCTCGGATGAAACTGACGATCCACATCCTCGCATTATTATGCGAACCACAGATGGTTATGTCATTTTTGGTAAGCACAAACAAATTGAACTTCGCAAATTGTTAAAACAGATAGATATACAGGAGCAAAAAAAGTGCAAGATCAGGTAACTCTTTTACAAGAATTAGAAGAACACTCAGGTGGACCATTGGCATCTGCACGACTTCTTGCTGTTGATTACACTGGCTCGTATGCGAAATGGAAGACTGAGCGTAAAAATTTACCACGTTATATTCGCTCAAGTATCTTGGCTCACATTGCTTTGTATAAAACACGAAACATTTATTTAAAGGAACATTTATAGGAAATTAGTTATGGATATATTTTTGTCTGTTGTATTTTTGTTTTTATTTGGAATAGCGGCATCAGGGTCTTTTTTAATCATAAAAGACAAACAAAAAGCTTGGAATGAGCGCAACAGGCTTAAATAATTTATGGTACATTTCATGGTACATTTAGTGTTTTCTTAAATTATGCTATTTTTAAGCTATTGATTTACTTGGCTTTTATTTTCTAAAAACTACATATGGTGCCCGGGGCCAGCCTAGACAAATTGGCGGCTAAAATCTTGAAATCCTTATATAGCAAGGCTTACAGCTTAGTTTGCGAATATTTTTACGTGCTTTTTATGGTACATTTTATGGTACATTTTATGTTTAACTGGAGATCGAGTAAGTGATATTAACCGCACGAGAATTAAAACAACTAACTCAGCCTCGTAAGTTGGAACAGGAAAAAAGCTACACAAAAACATGTACTAATTATTACGCTAATTTAGAAGACGGAATTCAATATAAACCAAAGCATCATATTGGTGAAAAAGAAATGAGATCAAAAGCTAGGGCAAAAAATAACGGACGTAAGTTTTCAGTCGTTTTGTAGGTCTTCGTAAGCAATAGCTGCTAAAGCTATTATAAACAATACTAAAATGGTATCCATGTTTCGTTTAACGCCTTGTTGGGTGTGAAGTTGAGGCGTGATTTTAGTGATCTGTGCTTGTTAAATCGAATGAATAATAAGCAACTCTGGTATGGAATAACTGGATAATTAACTTAGGTGTTCTGAAATTTTGATTGCAGCCTTCTGTAACGCAACTAATCGTTCATCATTGCCTATTCCAGACGCTCCATAACGCATCATTTCAGTAGATATCTTTTTCTCATCCGTTGACCACCCACCCAATAAGCTTAGATTCTTATCGGACGTTTCGGCAATGTCAGCGTTATAAGCAAAAGAGTGACGCAACGAGTACGCTGAAGCTTTAGGATTTACTAGCCTACACAACGCTGATATCTGACTGCTGATACTAGACTCATCTAACTGGCCAATGTGGCCGCCTAGAAGCGCGTTAGAGCCGTCTTCTATAATGTTTTGTAGCTCACGTATACGCTCAAGCTTAATGACGAGAGGAACGATTCTCTGACGACTAGCGGTCTTTAGTTTTGTATCAAAAATAGCTACTGGAATGTCATAATCAAGAAAAAGACTCGTTGCCCTCATTCTTTGTAACTCACTGGCGTGACTAGCACATTGAATCGCTATTACAACAAAAAGTTCCTTCCACGGAGCGTAGAGTTCGTGGCTTGTGTCCGAGCATAACTTTAACAATGCAATTTGCTCTTCACGATTAAGTGTATATCGTTGCTCTGATATATTTGCGTCTTTCACCGTTGGGGCTATAACAGCAATAGGTAAAGAGTGATTGTTAACAAATTCCCTAAACGCTGCTTTAGCCGGAGTCATTTGTCTGGCAATAGACGAAGGCTTTAACGCATCACCGTTTGCCTTTTTTTTCTTTTTTAAATAATGATAGAACGTACTAAGGCTTGTTTGGATTGTTTGTTGTTCAAACACTTGCTCACCAACAACAGACAAAAAATTATCCCAACTGCTTTGTGTTTTTTTCCAAGCACGAGCGCGTCTCTTTTCACTGCCTTTGTATTTATTTTCTTCTTCATATGCCGCCCAAGCATCGCTGAAGGTATGTAACCTTGATTGTTGTTCGGGTGGTTCTTTCAGAAGTTTCCAAGCAGTTTCTTGTATTTGCACTAGCTCAGGTTTCTTTGTGCCAGGTGATTCGTTTTTAATTCTGTCAAATTCAATCATTTCTTCAAAGTGTGAGTCGGTAAACAAGTCAACATTGTCGTGTCGATGTGTACTGTGTAAGTCGCCTTTACTTAAATTTATTTGCTGAAGATAAGTTAACGCTCTTTTTTCGCGCTCAACATTTGATAGCTGCTCAATATTGCTTTGTAATAAAAGTTGAGTGTAAGCCGTAAAGTGATCGTTAGCAGCCTCTAACGCTTTAGCTATGTCTGATGTGGTGTCTTCAGTTTTAAGGTGTAACGGTTTCTTGTAAAGGACACCCTTGCCCTTTGCTTTCATTAAAGGTAACAGCTTGGTTGGCCAACGCTTTTGAAAATAAAGTTGTCCGTTGTTTAGTTCAGTAAGGTGACGTAATCGCATAATAAGTAATTTAAAAGTGAGTAAATAAACACACTAATCTAAATTATGTAAATTAGTTACTCGCTCATTTGGTGCATAAATCGCATTAAAATACGTTTCTAGCTCGTAGTACCTAACGCATTCTTTAGCAAAAGCATGCACATCGACACCAAGTATATCTGCGTACAAAA